CGACTGCAGATGGGTCTTAACTCCATGCGCCTTAACCCCGACCAGGGCATCGCGGCATCGGCGGCTAACACTATTAAGCTAGCACAAGAGCGAAAGCAAAATACTTTAGATGCGGCTAGCACCGTTAAGTTTTTGCAGGGTAGGGCGGCAGTTGACCCAATGGCCGCACAAGCTCTGTCGGCCATACAAGCAAATCCCAGTATGGTCAAGGACATTATGGGCGCATATTTGTCCGGGCAGTTTAAAGCACCGCACATGAGCAAAAACATTGGCAAAGTGCAAATAGCGCAACAGGATATGCCAGAGTATGACATCAAGGCAGGCGATCAATTCACTTATCACTTAGACCCTAATGTTACGGAAGGGTACAGCCTTGTCAGGTTAGGTGGTAGAGGCACGACTGACCAGCAGCAGGCTGACATGGAAGCAGATGCAAGTTTACGTGAGGCAGATATTGCAGCGGCGCGCACGCAGGCAAAAGAGTACTTTAACAAATACAGCTCAGTAAATGATCAAATACGTAGCTTGCGGCAGGCTCGTCAGCTAGTTGAGGATGGCGCTGCAACAGGTTTTGTTCGACAGTACTTACCAGCATTTGACGCTAATACGCAGGCGTTACGAAACGTAGCGAATGAGATGGGTATCGATATTATCAACTCGGCTACGTTTGGCGCGCTAAGTGCCACTGAGTTGCGACTTGCTCTGTCCACAGGCTTCCCGCAGGGTTTAAATGAAGCTGAAACCTTAAAATACATTGACCAGAAAATAGCGGCACAGGATAAGTTTAGACGCGAGCTTCTGAAGAAAACAAACAGACTTAACTCTGGCATTGGGTTTTCGCAGTGGACCAAAGAAGTTGGAACGCAAGAAGAGGCAGAGCGCGCTGTTGCTAACCCGCCACAAAACAGCAAAACCTTAATGGATATGGCGGCAGGAAAAGGTGTGTCTATCCAATATATTTGGGACCGCATGAACTATGAGCAACGCAAGGCATTCATGGATCAGGAGCCAAAATGAAATCACAAAACGAAATTCTAGCCGAAATTGATTTAGGCCTTGATGACAGTGTAGATACTGGCATTAAACCGCCCGAAGGTAATTACTTTGGTAATCTCGTTAGGACGGGGCTAGGGCAGGGTTTTGCGCTTGGCTTTGGGGACGAGATTGAAGGCGCTTTTAGGAGCGCGGTATCACAGTTTACTGACGACCCTAAAACCTATGAGCAGATTCGTGACGAGGTTCGCAATCAAATCAAGCGGTTTTCAAAAGATAACCCAGGCGCTGCAATAACATCAGAGATTGTCGGCGGTATAGTGCCAACGGTTGCCGCAATGGTAACTGGCGTAGGCGCACCTGCAGCAGTAGGCAACTTAGCAAGACTGGCCAACACGGCAAAGGTTGGTGCGGCGGCAGGCCTTGGTTACTCTGAAAGCGATTCGGTTACTGGTCAGGCCTTTGATGCTGGCACAGGCGCTGTTACGGCGGTCGCTGCATCTGAGGCGTTACGACAGGTAGCTAAAGCCTCCGGGATGGGCTACGACGCTGTTGTAAACGCCTTACGTAACAAATTTGGTAACGAGTACGCCGGGCGAGTTACTGCGTACCTTAACAAGTTGCGCGAGCGCACCGGTAAGTCGATTGATGAGACTGTTGAGTATGTGCGTGATGGCGGTGTTATGGCTGAAGATGACCAGCTTGTTGCTAGCATAAGAGATATTGCGGCCAAGGGTGGAGATGCCGCAGGGGATATTAAAAATGCGGCAAGTGCAAGAGCAGAACAGACCATGGATGCGGCAACGCAGTCTGTTAGACGGGCGCTTGCACCAGATATTGATGACGGCAATGTTGCTAGGGCGCTAAAAGAGACTAGCGAGCAAGCCAAGGCAAGTCAAAGTGCTGTTTATGAAAACATTTTTAATGAGGCCAAGGATGTGCCAAAAAGCTTGAGCGACCGAATGGTTGGCATGATGCGGCAAAACGCTGACGTTAGGAAGATGTTTATAGAAGACTACAATACTGCAAAACTAACTCAGCCCAACCTCAAGCCGTTGTTTAAGATGGTAAAAAATGATGACGGCACGGAAAGGTTTGTACTAAATCGCAATATTACGCTTAGAGACGCTGAGGAATTTCGCAGAAACCTTGGCGAGATGGCTCAGATGCAGTTTGATTCACCAAACAGACGTAATGCACCTGGTTTTAATTACAGGATGGCAGAGCAAAACCTGCGCTCACAGATAGACAAATTTAGCCCAGAGTTAAGCGCAGTGCGCGGCGAGTTTGCAGGGCGTGAGGCTGTTGATGCGGCGATTAAGCTAGGCCGTCAGATGGCAGGCAAGAATCCCGATGACATTGCCGTTGCAATGGACGGGCTGTCACCAGAAGAGCTTGCGGGCTTCCGAGCAGGGATGCAGATATCTATACGCAAAAAAATGTCTGACTCAGGAAATTATGCCGCGCAAGCGGGTGGGCTGCAGGTGTCTAATCAAACACCTAACCAAGTAATGCGCACTATTTTGCCAGAGGATCAAGCTGACAGCGTTATTGAAGACCTAGCGCGTGCCGGGAGAGCAAATATAAATAACGTCAAGGTCAAGCCAGCAGGTGGCGCTATCACCGAGTTTCAGCGACAGGCAGGAGATGAGCTAAGTGGTATAGGTTTCGCAACGTCAGCAGGTGAGGCGGTAACAACTAAAAATCCATTTGCAATCGCCCGGACAGTACAAGCATTAATCCCTCAAGACCTTGGCCTCAATGATCAGCAAAAGCAGCGTGTTGTCGAGATTTTATTCTCTCAGGATGCCGATTTAGTAAAAGCGGCCCTAACTGACAGGACGGCGTTTGGGCAGCTAAATAAAAAGGTATTTGATATCGCAAGCGGGTTGGTGCAGATAGCTGACAGCGCGATCAAAAGACAAGTCCCTGCAGGCCTAGTAGAAAGCCTCTAACAACTCCTAATCACTGCACCGCCTTTACTGGCGGTTTTTTTCGTGGAAAAAATAAATATGGAACTGAAAAAACTAACAGACGACGACATCAAGTCAATTGCGGCAAGTGCGGTGGATAACGCAGAGGACTTTGTTAACTCAGAGCTGGTCGAGGACCGCTTGAAGGCGCAACGCTACTTTGACGGCAAGGTAGACATCGGCGCAGAGGACGGTCGCAGCAAGGTTGTATCGACCAAGATTAGGGACAAAATCCGAGCCATCAAGCCAAGCCTGATGCGCGTGTTTTTATCCACCGACAAGCCTGTTGAGTTTGCTCCAATGGGGCCAGAGGATGCGCAGTTTGCAGAGCAAGCCACAAAATATGTGAACTACAAGTTTGACTCGCTAGGCGGCTACCGTGTCCTTAGTGACGCATTTCACGACTCGCTTTTAAAGAAGTGCGGCGTTGTTAAATGCTACTGGGATGTGGAGAAAAAGTCAGAGACATTCGACCACCAAGACCTGCCTGATGAAGAGTTTAGCCTCATTGTTAACGACCCTCGCGTCGATGTCATTGAGCACACCGAGACCATTGAGGTAGAGATTGATGCGACAGGTATCGAGGTGCAGCGTGCAATGCACAACGTCAAGATATCGGTCACCGAGGAGTACGGCGACCTAGTTATTGAGTCGGTCCCGCCAGAAGAGTTTTTTGTGTCCTCCGAGGCGACTTCATTAGAGGACGCCTATGCGGTTGTTCACAAGCGCGAGGTGCGCGTCGGTGATCTGGTGGCAATGGGCTACGACTTTGATGTCGTGTCTGAGCTTACCGGGCACGACACCGATAACTTTGCCGACGAGGAGAAGTTTGAGCGTCAAAATTTTAGCTTAGATGATGACGAGCAGACCCTAGACCCGTCGATGCGCAAGGTCATTGTGTCCGAGGTCTACATGAAGATAGACGTTGATGGCACAGGCGTTGCCTCAATGCACAAGATTCTACTGGGCGGCGGCTCAGATGAGTTACTGGATTACGAGCCCTGGGGGGACTTGCCCTTTGCGCTGTTTGAGCACGACCCAGAGCCGCACACGGTATTTGGTAACTCGAT